ATAAAATTGTTTCAAGTAAAAATTAGGGCTTATGGTCACATGGCTGATTTTAACATTGAAGCAGAAGATAGTGCAGAAAGTATAGAACAAGCTATCCTTGACAAAATAGGAAAAAAAGGTATATTACTAAAAGACAGCAGAAGATCCTTTGCTAAGGATAAATGCTGGATAACCTATGAGGAGGTTGTAGATGATATCAGTTCAAGACCTTTACAAGAAGAAAAGGTTGTTAGAACTTGATTGGGAGCAACACTACATTCAAGAGGGTAAATACACTCTTGATATGGTTAGGATTGACGAAAAGATAAAAGACGTCATTAACCAAATTAAAATGTCTGAAGCTGAAATGGCTTTTAGACAAATTAAAGTAGAATTAGCTGCTCCTGAGTTTTCTGTAGCTAGCTAAAAACTAGCTATTTATATCCGAAAAGTAGATTTTCGATGCAGGTATCCCTTGCGCTATTCAATAAATTCAGTTATATCTTAATCACTATACATTAACTTTCCATTATCGACGCGTATAGTCGACGGCCTAGAGACGATATTGGAATAACTAGGAGAACATACTTATGGCAAATACAACCTTTACAGGACCAGTGGTTTCAATCGGTGGATTAATCGGTGGACCAAATCCTAACGCTCAAGCGACAAGGGAAAATGATACAGAACAAGGTGGAAGCATAGCTTTTTCAGTAACGAATGTTACGACACTTACAATTGCATCTGGACCAGAAGCAGGAACTAAATTACTTGCAACTGAGAACAAAGCTGCAATGGTGTTTGTAAATAATCTTACAGCATCTAACATATCTGGTTATGCATTTTCAAACGGATCAACTTGGAAACAATTAAACTCTCCAGGTACTAACGTTGTTGGTGGATAATAATTAATTTTTAAGAGCTCCTTCGGTAGATCTAAATTTACAAGGAGAAAAAAATGGGAAGTTTTAAAGGCGATATACAAGCGACTAGATTTACAGGAGCTACTTCTGACGTAATTGTTGCTCCTCCAGTAAGACTGAGAGGAATTATTATTGCATCTGGTAGTAGTACTACTGCTGGTGTTGTTCAATTAAAAACAACTTCTGCAACAGGGGACACCTTATTTATAGCAGATGTTCCAGCGGGCGATGTTATTAATTTTAGTTTTCCGGAAGATGGAATTTTGTTTCCAAAAGGAATTTATGTTTCAACATTAACAAATGTTGCAGCAGTTACATTACTAACAGATAAATATTCTGGACCTGGATTAACAGCGTAGGAGAAGTTAGATGGCTAACACTACTTCTGGAACTACTACTTTTGAAAAGACCTTTTATATAGATAAAATTATAGAAGAGGCTTACGAAAGAATTGGTATGTCTGCGCCAAGAACTGGACAAGATTTAGAATCTACAAGACGATCTCTAAATATAATGTTCCAAGAGTGGTCAAACAGAGGTCTTCATTATTGGGAAGTAGCAAGTAATACTATCTCCATGGTTAACGGCCAAAGTGTTTATACAATTTATAGATCATCTGGAGATGGTACTTCTGATGGTACATTTAGTTATTTAAATGGTGGAATTGATGTATCTCAAACAACAATTACATTAGATTCAGTTTGGCAATTCCCTGAAGCCGGCACCCTGCTGATTGAATCAGAACAAATAACTTATACAGGTACAGATACTGCATCTATGACTATTACAGGATGTACTCGTGGTGCTAATGGTACAACAGCTGCAATACATGCAGATAATACTGCAGTTTATGATTATAATTCTATAACATACGGACCAGATGATATTTTAGAAATGGTTTATAGAAATACAGAACAAACTCCAGTTGTTGATTTTCCACTTACAAAAATTGACAGATCGGCTTACAGCGGACTATCTTCTAAATTTGCAACAGGACAACCTACACAATATTATGTGCAAAGATTTATAGATAAAATTACAATCACTTTATATTTAACACCAGGAACGGATCAGGTGAATAATGTAATTCAATATTATTATGCAAAAAGAATTCAAGATGTTGGGGCTTATACTAATGCAACAGATGTTCCATATAGATTTGTTCCGTGTATGTGCGCGGGACTTGCTTATTATGTATCACTTAAACTTGCTCCACAAAGAACACAAGAGTTAAGATTATTATACGAAGATGAATTAAAAAGAGCATTAGAACAAGATGGTTCTTCTTCTAGTTCATTTATAACACCAAAAACTTATTATCCAAATGTCTAATCTATCTAGAGGAAAATATTCTTACATGATTTCTGACCGATCTGGTCAGAGATTTCCATATCAAGAAATGGTACAAGAGTGGAATGGTTCATGGGTACATGTTTCAGAATATGAACCAAAGCAACCTCAATTAGAACCAAAACCAACTACAGCTGATCCTCAAGGTTTAAGATATGCACACCCTGATAGAATTGAACCACCGGTAATTGTAGCTTTAACTTTAAATCCTTTTTCAACTACAAAGTATGCAGGCAACACTTATATAAATGTATTTTCACAAGATCATGGAAGACAAACTGGTAATATCGTAAGATTTAGAGGACCACCAGAAGTTAATACAATTGGTATTCCAACAAGAGAAAACTCATTTGATTCAGTTCCTTCATTTGATAATGTTACAGATATTTCAAATGCAAATGGATTTACAATCACAGTTGGAAAAATAGATTCATCTGGTATTGTGAGTGATACTTTGAATTATTTTTATTTTTTAAGTACAAGTACAGCAACAACGGGAAATATAGCTGGTGGTGGAGCACAATGTTCTGCAGGTCCAGTAACTTTACAGGCTTAATATGACATACGCACAATTAGTTACAAAAATTAGAGATTATACAGAAGTTAGTTCTAATGTTCTTAGTGATACTATTATTAATGGATTTATTGAAAATGCAGAATTTAGAATATTAAGAGATGTAGATTCTGATAATAATAGAAAATATGACACTTCTACTTTTGTAGTAAGTCAAAAATATTTAAATACTCCGGCTAATCTTTTAGTCATTCGTTCTGCAGAAGTTATAAATGCAGGGGTTAGATCTTTTTTAGATGTTAGAGATATGAGTTTTATAGATGAGTATAATTCATCAGGTACAACAGGTGTTCCAAAATATTATGCAAACTGGAATGAAAATACTATACAATTTGCACCTATTCCTGATCAAACTTACACAATTCAATTAAATTATATCTTGAAACCAACTGGATTATCGTCTAGTAATACAAGTACATATTTAAGTCAGCAATTTCCCAATGGCTTATTATATGCTTGCTTAGTTGAAGCTTATGGATTTTTGAAGGGTCCAACAGATATGTTGCAATACTATGAAAATAGGTATAAACAAGCTATCGAAGGATTCTCATTAGAACAAATGGGAAGAAGACGAACTGATGAGTTTCTCGATGGAGAACCTCGTATTGTTCGTAAACCACAATAGGAGAAACAAGTATGGCTATTACACAAGCGTTACCAAATAGTTTTAAAAAACAACTATTAGATGGTGATCAAGATTTTTCATCAGCAGGTGGTGATGTATTTAAATTAGCTCTTTATGTATCTACGGCTACGTTAGGTGCTGCAACAACTTCATACACATCAAGTGGAGAAGTCGGTGCATCAGGAACTTATGTTGCTGGAGGAAAAGCATTAGTAAATTCTGGAACATCAGTTGTATCAACTGTTGCTTTTACAGATTTTGCTGATCTATCATTTACAGGTGTAACAATAACTGCAAGAGGAGCATTAATTTATAATACTTCTTTTTCAAATGCGGCAGTTGCAGTATTAAACTTTGTAACAGATAAAACAGCTACAGCAGGTACATTCACAATTCAATTTCCAGCTTTCACATCTACAGCGGCTATTATCAGAATCTCTTAATAGGAGTCTAAGTCATGTCTGACATTGTTGACGGTTGGGGTAGAGGCACCTGGGGACAGGGCGCATGGGGTGAAAATATTCCAGTTGAAGTCACAGGTCAAAGTTTAGCAACAGCTTTAAATAGTGTAACCGTTACAGCAACTCAAAATATAACTGTTTTAGTAACAGGTGAACAATTAGTTAAAGTTCTTGAAAGTAATATTGGAATTTCTGCAGGAGGTTCCGTTCAAGTCCCAGTATTTGAAGATATATTAGATACAGCTTTAAATAATGTAAATATACTAGGAACTGCGAATGTTTCTTTAACAGGTCAAAATTTAACAACAGCTTTAAATTCAGTTACAACTTTAGCAGATGCTAACGTTTCTTTAACGGGTCAAAATTTAACTACAGCATTAGGTGATGAAGCAATTACTATTGATGTAAATGTTTTATTAACAGGTCAAAATTTAACAACTGCTTTAAACAGTGTTACTGTTGCAATCTTTGAAGATGCCTTTGTTAACGTTACAGGCCAATCTTTAACCTTAGCTTTAAACAGTGTTACCCCAGTATCCGTTGTAGAAGTAACAGGTCAAAGCCTAACTTCGGCACTTGGAGATGAGACAGGATTTACCAATGTAACTGTTAGTTTAACTGGACAAAACCTAACAAGTAGTTTAGGAAGTATAAGTTTCGCTATATGGACTGAAGTAAATACAGGTCAAACGGTAAACTGGACAGAGGTTGACACTGCTGCATAAATAATTTAAAAATAATAAGGATATAAATATGGCATCAAGTTATTCTACAGATCTTAAACTAGAACTTATGGTTACAGGCGAAAACGCCGGTACATGGGGAACTAAAACAAATACAAACTTAAATTTATTACAGCAAGCAATCGCTGGTTATCAAGATGTATCTATTGCAGGTGGAGCTCAAACTACAGCTCTTGTAATGACAGATGCTACAATTTCCAATGCAAGAAACGCAGTTTTAAAATTTTCAGGTACAATTACAGGAAATCAAATAGTTACAATGCCAGATGGTATTGAAAAAACTTACATATTATATAATGGAACAAGTGGTGCATTTACAGTTGAATTTAAAACGGTATCAGGATCAGGACCTACTTTTTCTACAACAGATAAAGGATTTAAATTAGTTTATTCAGATGGAACAAATGTAACAGATGTTCCTCTTGGAGTTCCAGGTGGATCTAATACACAAATTCAATTTAATAGTTCTGGATCATTTGGTGGTTCAGCTAATTTAACTTGGGATGGAACAAATTTTGTAATTGATTCAGAAGGTGCATTAAGATTAGGAGACAATACAGGTTCAGCTTATGTTGGATTAAAAGCTCCAACTACAATTACAGGAGATACTGCTTATACATTAACATTACCCGTTGCAACAGGAACAGCAAATCAAGTTCTACAAACTGATGGTTCAGGAAATTTATCTTTCGCAACTGTATCAGGCGGCGCTGCATGGCAAGCAGTTAAAACAGGAAACTTTAACGTAACTGCAAAAGAAGGATATTTTGTAGATACAACTTCAACAGCAATTACAGCAACATTACCATCTTCTCCAACAATTGGAGACTTTGTATCATTCATTGATTACGCAGGAACATTTGACACTAATAATTTAACAATTGCTAGAAATGGAAAACCAATACAAGGTGATGCTTCAGATTTAACAGTGGCAACAGAAAGAGCAGGACTAACACTTGTATTTGTTGATAACACTCAAGGCTGGCTATTACAGAATAATTAACGGAGGTTTGAAATGACAACCTTTAAAGAAATAAGAGGAACGGCGATACAATCAGTATCAACAGACCCATCTAATCCAGAAGTTGGTCAGATTTGGTATAATAATACTATTGGAGTTTTGAAAGGTTATAGAAGTATTGGTGGAGTGTGGGCGAGTGGTGGTAACATGGGAACAGCTAGACGTGTATTAGGTGGAGCAGGTACGCAAACTGCTGGTTTAGCATTTGGTGGGGATACAAGTCCTGATGTTAAAACAAATGCAACCGAAGAATATAATGGTTCTACTTGGTCTCCTGGTGGAAATATGAATACATCAAGATATTTTTTAGCAGGAGCAGGCACTCAAACGGCAGCGTTAGGTTTTGGTGGTTATACATTTCCTCCACCTAATCCAGCTGGAAGTGCTGCTACAGAATCTTATAATGGTTCAACTTGGACTTCAGTTAATTCTATGAATACATCAAGATTGCAACTAGCAGGTTGTGGAACACAAACTTCAGCTTTAGCTTTTGGTGGATCTATTAGTCCAGGAATTACTGTAACAGCAGCAACAGAATTATGGAATGGAACAAGTTGGACATCTAATCCAACTGGATTAAACACAGCAAGAAGACTTTTAGCAGGTTGTGGAACGCAAACAGCGGGTTTAGGATTTGGTGGAGTACTTTATTCTGGACCAGCACTCGCAAATACTGAAGAATACGATGGTTCAACTTGGACAGCTGGTGGATCTTTAAATACTGCAAGATATCAACTAGGCGGATGTGGTACTCAAACTGCAGGTTTGGCATTTGGTGGAGGAGCTCCAAATACAACAGCAACAGAACAATATAATGGAACTTCTTGGACTAATAGTGGAAATTTAGGTACAGCAAGAAATGGTTTAGCAGGAGCTGGAACACAAACAACAGCATTAGCTTTTGGTGGTCGTGATAGTCCATCTGGTTCAACTGCAGCCACAGAAGAATTTACAGACCCAACATTCGCAGTACAAAAAATAACAACATCATAACATGACAACATACAAAGAAATTTTTGGTAAATACGTCAAGAACTACAGTTCAGATCCGTCATCCGATGCTGAAGGACAGATTTGGTATAATACAACTTCAGGAACATTTAAGAGTGTTTTAGCATCAGGAACTTGGAGTTCTGGGTCGCCTTTAATTACAGCGAGAACTAGATTAGCAGGAGCAGGAGTTCAAACTGCGTCTTTAGCTTTTGGTGGAAGAACAGCAACAGCACCTTCAGTTTCAACAGAAGAATATAATGGATCAGGATGGGCTAATGGTGGAAACATGGGCACAGGAAGATATGGTATGGTAAATGCAGGAACTCAAACAGCAGGACTTGGAGCTGGTGGTTATCGTAATCCAGGTGGAGTTTCAAATGCCACAGAAGAATATGATGGTAGTGCTTGGGCAGCAGGTGGAAACATGGGAACAGGAAGATATGTTGTTGGTGGAACGGGAACTCAAACTTCAGCTTTAGCATTTGGTGGTGCTCCTGTTGCTGGAAGTAATGGCGTAACAACTACAGAATTATATAATGGTACAAGTTGGACTTCTTCTCCAAATGGTTTAAATACGGCAAGAAAAGGTTTATCAGGAGCTGGAAATCAAACAGCTACATTAGCATTTGGTGGACAAACACCCACAGCTTCAGCAGCCACAGAATCTTGGAATGGAACAAGTTGGACAACAGTTAATTTTTTAAATACAGCTAGATTTAGATTAGGTGGATCAGGAACTCAAACTTTAGCTTTAGCTTTTGGTGGATCACCAAATACAAGTGCAACAGAATTATGGAATGGAACAAGTTGGACTTCAAATCCAACAGGTTTAGGAACTGCTAGATTTTATTTAGCTGGATGTGGAACTCAAACTACAACAGCAGCTTTTGGTGGAGAAAATGCTCCAGGAACTTTTCTTTCTAACACCGAAGAATGGAATGTAGCATCAACTATCATCACAGGAGCAGCGTGGGCGAGTGGCGGTAATTTAGCTACGGCTAGAGCTTATAATTCTGGTCCATCTCAATCACCACAAACAGCAGGTATAACTTTTGGTGGACAAACACCACCTGGTTCCAGAAGTAATGCTACAGAAGAGTATAATGGAACAGCTTGGTCTGGTGGTGGAAATATGAATTCCTCTCTTGGTCAAAGACAACCTTTTGGAACTCAAACTGCTTCAGTAGCAGCAGGTGGAGAACAATCAGGAGCTCCTGACTCTAACGCAGCGACTGAAGAATATGATGGATCAACTTGGACAACAGTAAATAGTTTACCTGTAGCAAAAAGAGGTGGAGGCGGAGGCGGAATTTTAACTGCTGGAATAGTTTTTGGTGGAGGTTCTGATCCAACTGGAAATTTAAATACAACTGAAGAATATGATGGAACTAACTGGACTTCAGGTGGCACAATGAATACCACTAGAAGAAATCAAAGAGGAGCAGGTTTACAAACAGCAGCATTATCTATTGGAGGATTTACTACAACCGCAGTAGCTGACTGTGAAGAATATGATGGAACAAGTTGGACAGCAGCCAATGGATTACCTGTAGCCATGACAAATGGACAAGCAGGTGGTTTACAAACAGCTGCTTGGTTTTCTTCATCTCAAGCTCCTTATGCTGTGCATTATGATGGAACTAATTGGATAACTTCCGCAAGTTTATCTTCTCCAAGATTAAATGGAACAGGTAATGGAGCACAAAGTTCAGGATTAGTTGCAGGTGGAGGTAGTCCTTATACAGCAGCAACCGAAGAATTTACAGGCGAAACAGTATCTAATAATACAAAAACAATAACAACAAGTTAGTTTACATTATGAATAAACTGACTTATAATAACTAACCAAGGAGCATAAATATGGCACTTTTTATATACGGTACAGCAACTAACACTGGCAAAGGTTTTTTTACTGCAGAAGACAGAAGAAACTTTTTTCTACGAGGTTATCCAGGCAACGTTTGGGTAGTCGGCAATTCTGAAAAAGGAGCTTTATGGTTAGCAGAAAAAAACGGAGTTGAAAAAACTAAAGCAGAAGCACAAGCAATTGTTGATGCAGAAGTAACAGCGGCTCAAGCAGCGTATGATGCTTTACCAGAAGATCAAAAAAATAGACCAGGATTCAATCAAAGACCGACTGCTATAACTTTACCGTAGGTCACTCACATGACGACCTACAATGAGCTAGCAGGATTAAGAGTCAACTACTTGGGTTCAGACCCAACACTCAATACGGGCAACGAGGGACAGGTGTGGTATAACTCCACATCAGGTACATTAAAATCATTAGTACAATTAAAAGCTTGGTCTTCGGCTGGGAATATGACAACAGCTAGATTTAATTTAGGAGGAGCTGGTACGCAAACTGCAGGATTAGGATTTGGTGGAGGAAATCCATCAGCAACAGCAGCAACTGAAGAATATTCAGGATATATTTGGGGAACTGGTGGTAACATGGGTACTGCTAGATATCAATTAGCTGGAGCAGGTACACAAACTTCAGGACTTGCATTTGGTGGAACACCTACTGTATTAGCAGCTACAGAAGAATATGATGGTTCTTCATGGACAGCAGGAGGAAATTTAGGAACGGCCAGAAGACTTTTAGGAGGATGTGGAATTCAAACGGCAGGATTAGCTTTTGGTGGTACTACAACAGTAGTTGTTAATAATACAGAAGAATACGATGGTTCAGCTTGGACAGCAGGTGGAAATTTAAACACGGCTAGAACTAATTTAAGAGGTTGTGGATTACAAACAGCAGCACTTGCTTTTGGTGGTGCAACACCATCTCTTACAGGAGCAACAGAATCTTATAATGGATCAACTTGGATATCTAGTCCTAATAGTTTAAATACACCTAGAACTAATTTAGCAGGAGCAGGTATTCAAACTTCAGCACTAGCTTTTGGTGGTGATGCAGGACCAGCAAATACAGGTGCTACAGAAGAATATGATGGAACAAATTGGCTTAATGCACCTTCAATGGGAACTGCAAGAAGAGCTTTAGGAGGAGCAGGAACAAGGTCAGCAGGATTAGCATTTGCTGGTATTACAACAGTAACTGTTGCCAACACAGAAGAATATAACTCGAGTATTCAAGCAATTACACAAGCGGTTTGGACTAGTGGTGGGAATATGCCAAAACCAAAATATAATCAAGCAGGAGCAGGAACACAAACAGCAGCATTAAGTGCAGGTGGATATAACTTTACAGATAATGCTGGTCAACCTTCTATTGAATATGATGGAACTAGTTGGGGAAGTTCAGCTCCTTTAAGATCAGGTTCTAATGCTTATGCAGCTGGTTTTGGAACTCAAACAGCAGCAGCAATAGGAGGAGGATACACAGGTCCTACAGGTGCACTTGCTCAAACTGAAGAATATAATGGTTCAACTTGGTCAACACAAAATGATATGAACACTGCTAGATTTCAAGGTGGAAGTGGGGGAGCAGGAACTCAAACAGCGGGTCTTATTGCAGGGGGAAATATTGATCCTCCTCGATCAAGTGCAGTTGAAGAATATGATGGTACATCTTGGGCAACAGCTACAGGTTTACCTTCAGCAAGGGAAGCTACTGTTTTTGGAATTCAAACTGCGGCAATAAGTATGGGAGGAATTACTAATACTCCATCTATTTTAAGTGAAACACTGCTTTATGATGGCACTAGTTGGGCTTCTGGTAATAATTTTTTTAGATTTAATTTTGCTTCTGATGGTGCTGGAACTCAAACAGCGGGGTTAGTTTGTGGAGGTAGAACATCTCCTAATGGTTCTCCACCTTATTCAACTGCACCAACTTCAGGTGGAATGACTGCTGAATGGAATGGAACTGATTGGGTATCTACTGCACAATTAAGTAATTTTAGACAACAGGCTTCAATGGGTAAAAATGGAACAAATTCAGCAGGTATTGTTTTTGGAGGAAATAATGGAAGCGCTCCTGGATCTTTTTCCGCAACAGAAGAATACACAGGTGGAACAGCTATTACTACCGCTTCAACCTTGACAACATCTTAATAAATCGTTATATCCTCTCTAATGTCAGAGAAGAGAAATATAAAGAGTTTAATACAGCAAGAAGAAGCTCACTTAAACAATCTACTAGATCCAAACGATCTCAATGCATTCAAAGGAATGGTTGAAGAACTTCGTGATACTTGGACAAAAAAACAAATATTTAGAACAGAAACAGAAGCTAGAATTTCAGTATTACAAGATGCAAAGTACCCAACAGTATCTTCTAAATACTGGCAATGTGTTAGAGAACAAAACGTATTTTTAGAAAATTTAATGTCATTATCTTTTGATTATAGACGTAATGATGCAAAGATTAAATGGTTAGAAAAGAAATTAGAAACTGAAACTGATGAATATAAATTAGAATGTTACAGAATAGATTTAGATGAAAAGATATATGCTAAAGCTAATATGGAATTAGTTGCAAGAGATCGTATGAGAGAAATTAATATGTGGTCTAATTTAAAGAAAGAATTTGATGATGGATCATTTGATACTAAAAATGTTAATACTCATCAATTAGAATCATATCACCAGATCATGAAGAATAAAGCTGAAACATTAACACCAGGATCTTCTCAACCAGAAGTATTCAATGTTCTTGGACAATTACAAACCATTGAAAGAGTTAAGAAAGAATTAGGACTACTTAAACATGATGAGAAGAAATCAATCCCAACTTTTGGAAAACCAAACAGCTAAAGAATTATTCTTTTTAGTAGCATTACCAAGATCTGGTAATACTCTATTTGGTTCCATTATAAATCAAAACCCAGATATCGCCTGTACACCTAATTCTATTACATTAGAAATAATGAAGGATTTGTTTTTACTTAAAGAAACAGATGTATTTAAAAACTATCCAGATCATAAATCATTAGATGGAGTATTGGATACTGTATTTGATACTTATTATAAAGATTGGCCGCAGCGTTATATTATAGACAGAGGT